AGTCAAAGCCTCCCATGATACAGGGTACAACGGTTGGATAATCTCACCGATCTGTTTAGCCAAGTCTTGTGTCTCCTTCTGTGCATGACTGTCACTACGCTGGATATACATGTTAGCCCATGCATAGAGATTACCAGTAGCAATTACCTCAGTGTACATAGACTGTGGCAGAACCATACGTGCTTGCTCTGGGGCTACTCCTGCTTTGATCATATCCCGATAAAGGTCTAAGCTGTGCATCTGGTGCTTGAATGCACCGTCATTAACTGACTGCTCACCAAAGCCCTGCATCCGCAGAAACTCTACCTTTGTGTCAGAACTCCCTTGCTTCACATTGTCAGCCTTCTTACGCCATACATCAGGTACATAGAACTCAGGCTCACTATCGACATACCTACGGCTAACCTCGTTGTACTCAATGCCTGTCGTATGCTTCATGATCTGACGAGCTACGAAGATAGGCATCTTGAGGTGCAACGTGATAGCTGTGTGAGCGAAGGGAGACCAATGACTAGGCATACGTCTGATGTGGTTTAGTAGGTCTCTGAGTTCTTTGTCGTAGACCTCACAATCTTCTTCGGTAACAGGGTGCAGTGAAAAGTCATCGTAGTACTGGTCCATACCTTTACTTGTAACTTCCTCAACCAAAGCCTCCCAATCACCAGCCGTACAACCACGAGCAAGGAACTGGATTAGTCCTTGGTCTTGCTTGGAAAGGTGTTTAGGTTTATCAAAATATGGATGACTGCCGCCTTCCCACTCACTACGTTTACCGAAGGATACCTTAGCTGCATTAACTACAGACAGGTCGTCTCCCATATGATCTATGTATGTTACTTTCATTCTACAGTCCTTCCTTAACAAAAGTTTCTACCCACATCTTAGTCATACCACTACGAACAATGTCATCTGTAGTGAACTCAACGATAGGCACAGGTAACATGTACTTCTTAACTAGGTGTACAACCTTTGTCAACCCATCTCCGTCCTTAAGATCAGATTGCTGGATGTCACCATTAAGTACCAGCTTAGAGTCCTCCCCAATACGTGTCACTAGCATCTTAAGCTCATGGAAGGTAATGTTCTGGCTCTCATCACAGATAACAAAAGCTTGCTCAAAGCTACGTCCTCGCATAAGGGCCAGAGGAGCGATCTCAATGTTACCGTTCTTGATACCCGTTTCCACTACTCCCTTACCTAAGTGCTTCTCTAGTACATCTATGACAGGCAAAGCCCAAGGCGCACACTTCTCACCTAAGTCACCCGGAAGGAACCCAATGTCCTTACCTACAGCTACATGAGGTCGAGTAATGACGATCTTGTTGACCTTCTTGCTGTTGTACAAGTCAGATGCATAGGTGGACACCACATACGTCTTACCTGTACCTGCTGGTCCGAATACAACAACTTGGTCACTGTTGTCTAGGGCTGAGATGTACTCCTGCTGTCTGTCGTTTAGTGGTTCAAGCGGGATAGACTTCTTGTTGTCATCATGCTTAGTCCTAGTTCGTCGCGTCTTAGGCTTAGGCTTCTGTTGTACCATTATCGTACCCCATGCCGATCTTCAAGCATCTCTTCAATAATGTTCGCAATGTCACGAAGTTCAGACCCTAAGTGCTGGTCCTCAATCTTAACCCAACACTCTTTTATCTTAGGGTGTGCAACCCAAGCATCCCAATAGCCCATCACTGAATCTACATCTACAAGAATCTCTGTGTCAAAGTAATCAATCTTCGTCATGTACTTTCTAGGGTACGAAGTCATATCTATAGAATCCTTATCTGAGTTAAAGGCAACCCCATAGATATACCACAGGGTTGCCTTATGATCTTTACGTCATAGCGTAAGTTTATGATTTATACGCCATAGAGTAAATTAAGTCAAGTCAACAATCTCGCAACTATCACCGGAGCAAGCCAGAGTCTGCATACCAGATGTGTTGTCCTCTTGTTCATACTCCGAAAGCTTAGACCAGTCAATAGCCTTAGGCATAATTTCTAGCAAATCTTTGTATGATGGTGTCACAAGAGCCTCTGTAAAATCATCGTAGACACCTTCTGTCTCTCCCGTCTCCTGATAAGGTGCTTGTTGGTATGTACCACCGTCATACGGAAGGAAGGACACACCAGACATCTCATCGAAGTGTTCATAGACGAAAGCACCTACCTCCATCCACTCGTCGTCCTTTACGGACACAGTGACAGAAGGCTTATGTTCACACCAATGACGCTGATAGATCAACCAAGTCTTAAGTTGCTCCATAGCTGACACATCATCACGTACTACAGCACCTTCAGGAGACTTCACAGGGAAGCTGAAGACTGTAGTCTGCTCTGGCTTCATAACACAAGGCTCATTAGGGATACCTTGATCCTTCATGAACTGCGTCAGCGGGTCTTTGTTATCACCTCGTACAGTACGGATATAATAAGGGCTATGACGAGTGTGGATACCAGATGCACTATCCACAAGCTGGGATACAGTACCTGAGGGTTTGACACAAGTGATGGCTGCACTGACAGGAATACCAAGATGCTCAGCCCAATCAGCGTTAGTATCAACAGCAATCTTCCTAAGATGCTCAAGAGTTTCTTCCAATCCTTTGTTAGCTGAAGTCATCAGCGGGTTGTCCATGATACCTGTGAGGCTGACGCCCAACAAGCGTTCTTCTTCTGTGTTCCGTTGCCATACCTTACGTAGATACGGGAAGTTTGTATAGGTAGACTGGATAGTCCCTAGAATAGTAGCAAGGCGAACCTTACGCTCCAAGTCCTCAATAGTATCTGTAGCACGTACAACTACCTCCGTAAGATTACAGAACTGATAAGGACGCAAGATAATTTCAGAGCAAGGGTTAGTTCCGAACTCATAATCAGGGTCTCGTCGTCCATTTTTAGCTGCCTGTACCTTGCTAGCCTTACGGTTGAATACACCACGCTCACCTGACTTACTCTCGACTAGGGCAAGCCACTCCCGCATGTAGGTTTCCATGTCTGGCTTCTCAGTGTAGCACACGGAGTTGTTAGCCAATGCACGTTGACCTTGGTTCTCCCACCACTGACCTGACTTAGCGTGACGCATACGGTCATCAGAAAGGTTACTCAGGCTAATCATAGCAGAACGACGGACACCACCTACTACAACTACCTCACCGATCTTGCACATGATGTCATGGCACTCAATAGAGGAGAGCTTACGACCAGTAGCACCTTTGAACTTCTCAATAGTAAACCGGAACAGGTCAACCAGAGGAGCAGGACCAGAGGCACGACCCCCGAAGGTCTTGAGTTTAGCACCCGCAGGACGAACCTTAGACACGTCCCACTTGGGTACTTCACCAGCCCACAGAAGAGACAGCAGTTGACGGTAAGCCTTAGCCCAACCCTCCTTGCTATCCTTGACTACGATTGTAGTGTCACTAGCGAACAGTTGTTCAGGAACCTCTGGCAGCTTACTGATGAACTGACGCTCAACAGAGAACCCTACACCTGTGCCGCACAGCAGGATGAACATAGCCTCATCGAAGGACTTAGGGTCATCTACTGGTAAGTAGGAGCAGTTGTACATACAAGTGTTGTCACGGTTAGCTGCTGCCCCCGCTGTCATCAAGGAACGCATAGAAGGCATAACCGCAAGGTCTAGGATAGAGTGCCGTAGTTCTTCGTTAATAGGGTCTGAGGCATCTGCAATCTTGTCCTCCACCACGTTCATAATATACCGATCAACAGTCTCAGAGAATGTCTCACGGCGTCCCTCTGCGTCTAGCCACTTAGCATAACGACTTAGCGCGATGAAACTCTGGTAGTCGGTAGGTAGTACGTTATTGTTGTTCATTCAATTTCTCCTCGTTCTTGTTTATCTGCTGGCAACCACACAAGACGGTCAATGTCACCACGGTTCATACCTATGTCTCGTAGCTCTCGGTCAGTCATCCGGTTCAGGTGCTTAATAGCCTCCCGGTGTTCACGCCATGTAGCCAAGTAGTTAACGTATCTCCAGAACCAATTCATTTGATCACCTTCACATTCTTTCCTAGTGCTTTACAGATTTCTTCCACAGTCATCTCTTCTACAGGATTCATAGTGGCCTTATGCTCCTCTTCAGTTAACTCTTCACCATTCAAGTACCACTCCTTAGTGCCATCATCCCAATCTACAGCAGGACCATCTTCACGGTGTCGCTTACCATTCAAGTACCAAGACTCACCGCCGTCTATATACTCTACAGCAGGACCATCTTCACGGTGTTTCTTACCATTCAAGTACCAATGCTTAGTGCCACTCTCATAAACTTCTACAGTATACGTAATCATCTGTTATCTCCTTGTTTTTTTCTGTGTCTTTTGATGCGTTCAGATATGGAGCTTTGAGATATGCCGACCTTATCTGCTATCTTGTCTTGGCTAAGCCCAAGTTCGTCGTACATATACACAACGTCCTCTGTCTTGACACTCTTATTGAACCTGCCACTTTTCTCTCCGACACACATGGTGCCATCTGTCCACTTGTCATCTGAGTTAGTTTGTGGACTACCAAGGTAAAGATGTGCAGGTTTTACACACTTACGGTTGTTACAAGTGTGGCAAACCAGTTTACCTTCTATAGCCTCTTGACCGTAAAGAAGACGCATAACTTGCCTAGACACAGCCTCTAACTTACCTTGGTACTTTGCCCTAGGGTATCCGTCCTTATCAGGCGTACCGTGCGGAGTCTCTATACAGTCACCTCTCATCGCCGGACCCACGAATAGTCCCACGTTCCTTACGTGCAGACAGTTTCTCTACGTTCTTATCGATAGTCTCTTGTGGGTCTAAACCTAAGGCACTATGAAGAGCATACCAGTAGAAGATCACATCCCCTAGTTCCTTCTGGATAGCTTCTTCATCCAGAGTGTTATCCCTGAAGAACTTCTTGATCTTCTCAGCTACCTCACCAGCCTCACCTACTAGACCTAGTGTGTTCTCAGCTAGACGATCCCTACCATGGGTTAAGATCATAGACTCTACGAAGGTAAGGTAGTCAAACCCCTCAGGCTTACTCTCAGGTAGAGGTCCGTTGTTCTCCCCGTAATTACTGTACTCGTCAAAACGGTTAGCCTTAGCTCTCTCAAGTGCGCGTTGTGTGTCTTCTTTAGTCATAGGCTTAATCACATTAGTCTCCCATAAAATTCAGTTGGTCCTGTATGCTCATAGTCAAACAAGTACCAACAACAGTTATCCTTACCTACACTCTTACTGTCTTCGATCCACTTGACCCTACCTACAGATACAACCTTCTTGCAGTACGTCATAGAAGCTGCTGACTGCTTAGTGTGCATCCAATCGGCATCAAACAATAACCAAGTAGGCATCTGTGTTGTATACCACTCAATGAACGGATGCAAGAACTTTCTGTCCCATGGCGGGTTAGTAATACAGAAGTCCACCTCATCTACAGCCATTATACTTAGAGCGTCATTAGTCTTGATGTCAGGCGCTCTAGGCTCAATGTCACTCTTGTAGACGCACACCCCGGAGCCCTCTGTAAGCTCTGAGATGTGGTTCACAAGACGACCATCGCCAGCACAGGGTTCTATGTAAGTGAAACCTTCTAGTGGCAGATGGTCAATCAGAGGTTCTACAGCTTTGAGAGGTGTGGGGTAGAAGTCACGTTCAACCCTAATAAAATTGCTGCGTTTCCCCATAATCTTGATCCTCTAGTGATTGCAAGAAATCTACAAGACCTACAAGAGTAACCTGAGTTACAACATAAGTCTTGAACTGAAGATAAGCGATGAACACAAGAAGTGTCAAGGTCAAAGCCATGAAGATTGTTTCTAGGGTCATTGGTTTTCCTTATTTGTATCGATGTCCGCAACCATTGAGTTAAGATACCACTGAGCCTTCTTCAAGTCCTCAATGCCGTTCTTGTACTTGTACCGCCAGAGATACTTCATTACGTTACCCTTGCAGTAGTCCTGATAGCCACCCCCAAGAGAAGCCTTAATAGCATCAATACATTCGATACCTGCTTGGTTGTAGTGACTAGGGTTGTTTACGTTATCCATCCCCATACTCCTTCTCTAGCATATCCATAGACACAAACATAGGCTCAAACATACCGTTGTCAACCCCTTTCATCAGGACTACACCATTCCACCAGTCTCGGTTCGCTTGGCCCGCCCACGATTCCTCATGTCCTTTGTAGCAGCCAACCACCATCCCGATACTATTAGCGCCATCCTTAAAGTACACATCACGCTTATGACTGTGGCCGCACACAGAAGAGTTATGACGGTTGTTGATGACGGAATAAGCATGGTGAATACCAGAAGTAGCTGTACCAAGGTTCCCAGAACTAAAGTAATGAGCAAAGTCAACACCACAGTAGTTAGCGATTGCGGGGGCGCTATTGTAGTATTCGTGGTAGTCATCGAACCAGAGGTCTGTTTGAATATGCCCGAAGGATATCCCGTAGCCTTGTCCCGTGCGATCTTCGTTTCGGGGATTCTCTTTAATAGCCTTTTTGATCCTGTTCTCATGGTTCCCCTCAAAACCTACCCAATGCAGTTTCTTACGCTTGAGCTTCTTGTATGGTGCGCGTAGTCGATCCTGAGCTTCGTTGTAGTGATTGATGTCGTCTCCGTAGTTCTGCATTACTACAGCCTGAGGATAACGAGTGTCAAAGCTATTCAGGCTGCACATGTCAGCACCGTCACCTAAGTCAATAACCATATCAGGTTTAACATCAGCGATGTACTGGCCTAGCCAATCGAAACGCTCGTTGCTTACTTCAGGTGCTGTGTGGGCGCAACTGAATACTAGGATGTCTTTAGTCATACTCAATTACCTCCTCTTGCTGATCTTGCAGGTAGACACTCAAGGCGAACATAGCGTCCTCTAGGTTGATGTTGTTAGTCTCTAGCAGTTCAATAAGCTTAGTCATTCCTTAGTCTCCTTAACAAAGAGTACACAGTCCTCAAGAGGCGCACCCCTACGGTACTGACTGCACTTCCTTGGTCCGTCTTCGTGGTGACAATAGATAGCGTGGCCTTCCACTAGGTTGCCAAACTTGCACCCCGAAGGTTTAGGTTCCTCCAATAACTCCACTAGGTTAAACATCTTTAGTCTCCTCAATCCTCATCTCAACTTCAGGTTCCTCAAGCCATTCATCAGGAATGAACTTGTTAGCATATAGGAACCCATGACGCTCACACCAATCAGCATAGGAGGTCTTACTACCTTTGTTGATCTTAGTGTTCGCATTAGTAAACACGAACCTAATGTCCAACTTAGGGTATTGCTCCTTAACCTTCAGGTGCTTTCGTCTATCTGCGGGTACGAACCGACCTTTAGTTTCTACGATGATACCGTTACTGTTAATCACAAAGTCAGGTGTATAGGACCGCCACTGGTGATCCTCCCACTTGATCTTGTGCTTCTCATACTCATAGGGTACGCCCTTG